GTCAAGCCCTTCGGGCGACATAGAGGCAAATCGCATCTTTTCAACTGCGGCCTCAATCTCAGAGCGGATAGGACAGAAAGTAACTCCTGTATTGCCGACGCCACTTCCAGCAGAGTGAAGACCAACAATGGAGTGGGGCTTGTCCCACGAGATTGCAGGAGAGGAACAATTTCCAGCCGCTGAAGGCGAACTCAGCGTATGTTTTGATCCACTCCAAGATCCACACAGTCCCTTGACTGAGTAGACACCATTGTTGTACTTACTATGCGGAAACGTCAAATTGCCGTCCTCGTCCCTAAAAACCATAGAAAACGCACACTTGTGGTTCCTGTGTTCAGGGAAGAAATCAACAACTTGAGGCATCATCGGACCAGAGCTGAGTTTCAGGAGAACATGATCACTTTTCTTACCATTGATGAGAATATCTACATTTTTTACAATATGGGTCGAAAATTGTTCTCCGAGTTGGTCAGCCTTCTTCCAGAAGTAGATTTTGGCTTTTTCAAGGTCCATCTCCTGCATCTTCTCCCAGGAGTGTCCAGCAATAATGCTCAACTGGGATGAAATAAAGAAAACAGAACCAATACTTTTCTGCCAACCACTTTCCATACGGAAGCGCCATACACAAGAAGCCATGCGAGAGAGCGCTTGGGTCTTTGTCATGGTCATAGGACGACCGAAAGGTGCAGCTTTTTGAATCGTCGCGCGATCCCACTCAGAACCTTCCTTGTTCCGAGATTCGATCTCTTCGAGACTCTTGGGCTGCAAATTTCCTTCAGCTTTGATACCTCTATTCTCAAACATGCCCCGCATCGACAAACATACCTTGATGATGACGATAATGGAGCTGAGGTACGCAACACCTCTGAGAATAGGATTCACATCTATATTCGGACGGCAACGTCGCCGAATGTCTTCTGTGACATGTCTAAAAATAGCTCTGGCAATACCAATACTGCCAAGAACAACAGACACTAACAGCCACAGGGTCCAGACGAACAGACCCATTTCAAAAGACCAGGCGAAAGAGAGATAGAAAACTATAGCACTCAACGAAAGGAATCCAATCAAGTACCACAGTGCTCGCATCTCAGTCGTTCCGAACTGAATGTGATTTCCTCCAATAATGAAGGCCAAACCAGTTAACGCAACCAGTCCCAAGAATGCTTCCAATGTTGGAAAGAGGGACGGAAGGTTGAAGCGCAGCACCAGATTTGTAAGCCAATACATTGACTCGTGAAGACCCGAAGTGGCGAGGTGTGATAACATCGCTGCTGATTCGGGTACAACATCCTCTGTGACGTGCTTGCACCAACCAAATGCTTTGGGTGCGAAACACTCGGGACAGTGTTCGGTGATCTTCATTCGTGCAAGATTACCGATGTAACGTGTCTGTCGCGTGTGCTTGATTTGGATTTGGTTTGCGTAGTATTTCAAATATTCCGGAAATGTAATGACGGGACCATCATTCACCCGTTTGCACTGGTGATTAGGACCCGATTCTTCCCAATGGAACAACTGCACTAAGTGCATAGGCGCTAGGATTTCTCCCGCACTACCTTGGACATGTCCTACCTTGGACACATCGATAGCTCCACTGGCTTCGATCGCATATTTCGGATCGACAAATACTTCAGCGTGTTCAAAGCGACGAAGCATTGTAATTGGTCTATTTGAAATCTTGTGCGCTAGTATATTCGGAACGTTGGTGGTAGCAATTGTCAACCGATTACGCCAATAATGTTGAGCTTTCATGGTGAGCTCAGCTTGGCGCGTCATGGCTGGCGTATTATTACCAATCCGAATGATCTGCGCAAGGAAGCTTTGATTTCGTTCAGCTTCCGAAGGCACAATGTTGGCGATGTCATCAGCAACTACAATTTCCGTTGCATTTGTGACTCCATCGTCAAAATTGCTAATTCCTCCAACATAAGTAATTCTAGAATCAGGTACGGTGTGACCAACAACTTGACAATATGTGTTGATCATGATTTGTACAAGACCGGATTTCCCGAGTCCAGAACCACC